GCTGCGGATATAATCAACAGCACAAAGGCAAACGGGAAAAGAGTCATATGTGTGGGGACTACAAGCACCAGAACCGTAGAGAGTGCGGCGGATGAGAACGGACATCTTGAGGAGAAATCGGGTTGGACTGAAATCTTTATATATCCGGGATATAAGTTTAAGGTGTTGGATGCGCTTATTACAAACTTCCATTTACCTGAGTCCACTTTGGTGATGCTTGTGAGCGCATTGGCAGGCAGAGAAAATATTTTACATGCATACGAAGAGGCTGTGAAGGAGAAGTACAGATTCTTCAGCTTCGGGGATGCGATGTTTATAATGTGAATTAAATTTAGCACTTTGTAATATACACTATATAAATAAGCTGTAGCTTTTAGGGCTACAGCTTATTTTACTTTTATCGAATAAATGTATGAGATAATCCATTTTTAAATGTGATTGTTTCAATAGACCCATTTGATATTATGATTGAGTCTATGACACTATTAACAAATGATTTAAGTACTTCTTTATCTATGGATGTTGCCAGTCTCTTATAGTTTATGTAGTTCCTCCCATCTAATTTTTTAGATATAATGAAGGAGCTTGTTTTTACAATAAATTCTGCATCTGATATAGATTGTTGCCAATCATCAGACTCCATAAAGCTAAGTTGGTCGTTGATTTCGTTAAGCTTATCATCTATTTGCATTTTATGAGATAAAAAGTTTTGTTCCGATAATGTTTGCTCAGAGTATAAGTATAAGTTTGTTAGTCTATCTAATGCTCTCTCGAGTTTTTGTTTTTCCGATAGCAATTTAGTACGTGATAAGTTTGAATTATCCTCTTTTTTGAATGATACATCGTTACTATATATGTCTTGATTTATATTGCCGGATAAAAGGACATTATATAAGTCATTCAGTCCATCTGAATCAATAGACTTTATGTCATTAAATGAGCTTCCTTTTAGTAGATGTTTTTGCAGTTCATTTTTAGAAGATATAGATTTAAAATCACGCTGTGAGTTTATTAAGTTGAGGATATAGTTAAATACAAACTCTCCTACGGTCTGGTCTGACACGGATTTGCTATCACATTGTAGTTGCCTTTTAGTCGGACAAGTATATCTTGAATATTGATATCCTTTAATTTTTGATGATGGTGATGCTCCCATAGGTTTATTACAGTTGCCACAATATAGTAGTCCGGAAAAGATATGTACATATTTTTCTGATTTGACAACTTTTTTATTGAGCCTTCTATTGCAGTCTAGTAGAGCTATAATACGCTCTTTTTGTTCTCGGGATATTATAGCCTCATGATGATTATGGATTGTTATCCAGTCGGACTTGTTTTTTTGTTTCTGTCTATTGCCTTCTTTACAGACATTATATTGATAGTCCCCACAATAGAATGTATTATGTAGAATTATTTGAAGTGTTGTAGGATTCCAGAGGTTTCCGGCACGAGTAATAATTCCACGTTCATTTAATACGCGAGATTCACGTATTAGTGAGTGTAGTTCCTCATATTTATCATGGATTAGCTTAACAACCTCAGCCTCATCATTGTTTATTTTGAATTCTTTTTTATTAGGATCATAATTGTATCCATAAGGAACCCTGCCACCGTTCCATAGGCCATTAGATGCCCTTGATATCATAGTTGCAGTTACCCTCTCAGAAGTCATATTTCGCTCAAGTTCTGCGAAAATAAGTATAATCTTTAGCATAGCCTCACCAATGGCTGTAGATGTATCAAATTGCTCGTTCTTAGATATAAAAGTGACTCCAAGCTCTTTTAATTCCTGGTACATTGTAGCAAAGTCTAAAAGGTTTCTAGAAATACGGTCTATTTTCCATACTAAGAGATGAGTAAAGAGCCCATGTCTTAGTTGTTTCATCATTTCTTGAAATTTAGGCCTATCTGTATTTTTGCCTGAATATCCTGCATCCTCAAAAATAACATATTGTTCAGTATTTAATAACAGCTTTGTATAAGAAATGAGATCCTGTCTTTGCATTGGAAGTGAGTCTCTATCAATTTGATGATTTGTAGAGACTCTTATGTATATTGCAACTCTATTTATATTTTTATCAGAACTATTCTGCATTTTATTTCAACTCCCATCCGATATTTATAAAGTGTTGTACATGGTTATTACAGCCTATATGGGCGTTTTATTTTCTTCTTTATATTTTTCTATACTGATAACCTTTTTTCTATGTCAGTTGATACAGTAGGAGACAAAGCATCTACCATTCCATTTAGATATATAAGAAGTTTTGATTGAAGCGTAGGAGTTAATTTCCTGAAGTTTTGGATCAATACAATTTCATTTTGGCTGGAAAGTTCCAATGAAGTTGTTTCTATTCCATTGACTATATAATCAACTGACACATTAAAATATGCAGCTAATTTAGTAACTGCATCAAGTGAAGGGCTTCCTTTACCTTTTTTCCAGTCGGAAAATGAAGAGTTTGCAATACCGATATCCTTTGTTACCTGTGAAGGTTTTAAGTTACGTTCATTCATAAGTTCAAAAAGTCTGTCTAAAATAGTCATATTTATACCTCCAAAATACTTTTTAGAATTGGAAAAAACCATTGACAAATTGGAATATTCCATATATAATGTCGGTGTAAGTTACAAAACACAAATACAACAAACATTATTTAATGATGCACATAATATTACTGAATAAAAATGTACATTTCGATTTTATCATTTTTATATAAGCATGTAAATTGTGTGCCGGAAAGGGGAATAAAAGGAATGCCAAGAGTGTTATCTAATTGGTGCAAGCAGGCAAAAATCAGGCTGATTGAACTTGATATGCCTATAACTGAGTTGGCAAGGAAGGTCAGTCTTACAAGAGAGTATACGTCAGCATTAGTAAATGGAAGGGTATATTCGGAGTCGGCAATTAAGGCTATTAGCGATGTGCTTAATATTTCTGATGAAATATAAACTCTATCTAACTTGAATTATAAGACAGCAGGTGGTGTAAAAGCATAGGGAGTGAATGTATGAGAGAGAATAAAAACATATATTATCAGGCTAGAAAAAAGGCAATGACACATAATGAAGTCCTATCTAATAGAGAAAGGGCAGCTGAATTACTTGGAGTATCTCAATCTACTTTATCAGATTATGAGCTTGGAATAACCAAAATAGTTCCTGTAGATAAAGTTGCATTGATGGCAGATTTATACAATTGTCCGGAGCTTAGAACAGGGTATTGTAAGCATGAATGCCCTATTGGTAGGCACATTCCACTTGCAACATCTATAAGCGGAATAGAGGGAGTATCACTGAAGCTTATACGATTGCTTGATTTTAATGAGATTAAGAAGATAGAAAAAAGCCTTGTATGTATAGCTGAGGATGGAGTTATTTCTGAAGATGAGAAGCCAACTTTAAGAAATATTATTGATAGCTTTGATGAAATGTCAGTTGTAATAAGTGAATTGAAATTGATAGGAGAGAAAATATTAAAAGGTAAAAGATAATGGACATTGTAGAAAGATTGAAGGAAGTCTTAAAGGACGACTATGGGATAAACAATCAAGAAGAATTGGAAGATGCAATAAGTAAATCTAAAGGTCTTGATATCGGTATATTTACACAGCCGTTAAAAAATGAAGCAGCGATAAATAAAGATGAGTTAAAAGCATCGTAGAATTACAAATTATTTTTATGTAATTATGGAGGGCAATAAATGGAAACAAAGATTAAAGTAGCACAGGTATTTGGAGGAAGAAGACATAATACTAAATACACAATTGTAGACAGAGAAGAGCTTGAAGAGCTTATAGATTCAAGAGCTGAAGTAGAGGCAATCATTACTATATTCAAGAAAATACTCGGATATACAGCATTAGTAACAACTGGAATTGTTTTAGGAGTGATTTTGCTATGAACCTGGAGGGTATACCAAAAAAGTTACATAAGCATGTTGATAATCTTAGAGAACAAGGCATCTACATCACAGATGAGGAGGCCAGAGAGGTTTATATGTATTGCTTAAGAAAAATGGAAGTGGCAAATGTTGAACAGCCTGACAAGTATATAGAACTGTTATATCCGGATGAGTTAAGGCATTACATAATAAGGCATGGAATTAATGCAAGTACTATTTTAAGAAGGATGGATAATGCAATATGTGTATAGAATGTGGTTTAAATCCTTGCGATGCAAGATGTCCAAATGCAGATGAAGAAAAGGCTATTTTCAATTGTGTTATATGTGGAGATTCAATTGTTGATGGAGATTTTTATTGGGATTCACAGGATGGATGTATTTGTGAAGATTGTTTAGATGAAATGAGCAGAAAAGAAATTTTAGAAATGTGTGGTGAACCGCTTAAAAAGGCAGTTATGGAGGATTATTAAAATGTCAGAGAAATTACCGGTAGAACAAAAAAATGAGAATTTAAGTGTTGTATCTCAGGTTAAAGAGATTATCTCACAGGATACAGTGAAAAAGAAATTTGAGGAAGTGTTAGGCAAGAAGGCACCGCAGTTTTTAGCATCAATTACAAATGTTGTAGCAGGCTCTACGCAGTTAAAGAAATGCCCTGCAAATACAATTATGGGAGCTGCATTTGTGGCGGCAACATATGACTTGCCTGTCGACAGCAATTTGGGATTTGCAGCGATAGTGCCTTACAACAATAACAAATACAATATGCAGACAAAACAGTGGGAAAAACATCCTGAAGCTCAATTCCAGATGATGTACAAAGGGTTTATCCAATTGGCAATTCGTTCAGGATATTATGAAAAGATGAATTGCTCAGTTGTATATAAGGATGAACTGATATCTTATAACCCTATTACAGGAGAGGTAGAGTTCGTGACAGATTTTTCAAAGTGCACTCAAAGAATGAATGGAAAGTCTGAAGATATAGCCGGATATTATGCCTGGTTTAAGCTTCTCACAGGATTTAGAAAAGAGTTATTCATGACCAGAGCCGAAGTTGAGAATCATGCAAAAAAGTATTCTACTGCATATAGAAACGATTTAAATAACAACAAAAAAGGAAGCAAATGGACCACTGACTTTGATGCTATGGCGTTGAAAACCGTTATCAAGTTGTTGCTTAGTAAATGGGGCATATTGTCGGTTGATATGCAGAGAGCTATTACAGATGACCAGAAGACATTTGATGAAAGTGGAAATGAGGATTATGGAGATAATAAGCCTGATGTTATAGAGGCTGAAGACCCATTTCAGACAGTAGAAGATACTAGCGATTCACAGATTGATGGAGAGCAAACAGGTGAAGAGCTTGAAGAGTTTGATATTACGGAGTAGGAGTATTTCAAATGGTATTAACAGCTGATAATTACTACAGCGATGAAGCTAACAGGCAGTACATGTCTGTTAGCCAATTCAAAGATTTTAATGGTACATATGGAAGAATTGGATGCGAGTTTGCTGCAATGGAAAAGCTTGCGGGAAGGTGGAATCCTGAACCATCTACAGCGTTAATGGTTGGAAGCTATGTTGATTCATATGTTGAAGGCACATTGGATGATTTTAAATCAAGAAATCCGGATATATTTACTGCAAAAGGTGAATTGAAAGCACCTTACAAAAAAGCTGAAGAAATAATAGCCAGAATAGAGCGTGATAAGTATTTTATGAAATACTTATCTGGAGAAAAACAAACTATCATGACTGGAGATTTGTTTGGGTGTCAATGGAAAATAAAGATGGACTCATACATTCCAGGAGTAGCAATAGTTGATTTAAAAGTTATGTCATCAATTACAGATCTAAAATGGGTGAAGGATATAGGATACTTAGATTTTGTAAGATATTGGAATTATGACATACAGGGAGCCGTTTATCAGAAGATAGTTGAAATAAATACAGGAAAAAAGCTACCATTCTTTATAGCAGCAGTAACCAAAGAGAAGGAGCCTGATATAAGAATTATTCATGTCACTCAAAATTATCTTGATGAAGCTTTGCTTATAGTCGAATCAAATATAAACAGGGTATTGATGGTTAAAAATGGAGAAGTAGAACCTGATAGATGTGATTTATGCGATTGTTGTAAACATAATAGAATATTGAGAAGGCCTATATCCATTATGGATTTGGCATTTAATGTGTAGGGCAGAGAAAAATGGCTGATAATAAAAAGTATTATTACTTAAAATTAAAGGAAGACTTTTTCGACAGTGACGAGCTAAAAATCTTAGAAAGCATGCAGGATGGCTATTTATATAGCAATATTTTACTAAAGCTATACTTAAAAAGCTTAGGTAGTTCCGGTAGGTTGATGTATAGAAATGTAATTCCTTATACACCTGAAATTTTAGCTACATTAACAGGCCATCAGGTTGGAACAGTTGAAAAAGCACTTGATATATTTAAGAAGCTAGAACTTATAGAGATACTTGATAACGGTGCGATTTATATGATGGATATACAAAATTTCATAGGGAAGTCGTCAAGTGAAGCTGATAGGCAGAGAGAATATCAGAATAGGTTGAAAGCAGAAAAAGAAGTAC